TAGCGGAATTCGCGATCAATGCGTAAGGGAGTTCCGATTGCGAATCTCGCTATACATAGTCAAGAAGGATGCCAGGATTCAATGGAGACCGAGATCCCCATCCAATGGAGACTGGAGACCTAATCAATGGAGACAGGAATCCCTATCAGCTCCAGGGATAGATGAACGGATGCGAACTCATCGCCATAGTGGGTAGAATGTGGCGAGAGATACCAGGATAAGCTATTTCATGCGATGCCAGCTCATCGTATCCTGCACGCATGTCCGCCTGGTAATTGGTGCTACTGCCACCAGATAGCCACTGCTGGTATAATACTCGCGTAAACCAGGTGGGATCACTGGCAAAGTTGGACTTGAGTGCGTGAATAGGTGGACGCTGGATTCGGTCTAGGTTTTCGCCAGACACTGGCCACACCGAATCCACAGCATGCTCATAAAGGTGATTTCGACGGAAATTTACGCATGCACGCGACCACTGCACCGCGATATAACCACCTGTGCCAGGTGGGTCTAAACCTGGATTACTGGAGGCTGAATCGAAGTAGAAGATGGGTCCAGATGGCGAGATAGGTCCTAAACTGTGGAGCCAAGGGTCTGCAGCTTGACCAGAATAAAACCGCTGAAGGTTGCGCAGTGCCCGAAGCAGCCCAGCAATTCCGCCATCATGTGTCTGGTCAATGTGGAAAGCTGGTACATCAAGCTGCGTAGCCAGTGCTAGCAGGTTCGTCCAAGCGGCTGCATTAAAGGGAGAGGTGTAGTTTGCCGAGCAGCAAACTATAGGTGGCCCTCGGAAAGAGCCAGTGTTCGAGAGAACTTGGTTTCCACGGGTATTTGTTAGCACCCGGGGGATGGTTGGGAGTTAGACCAAGCCGCGCTGTTTCCAATGCTCTTCGCCGATAAGGATCCTGACAGACTGCCCAGTGCCGCCCCACTTACCTACACCCCACGTACCTAGCCCCCACAGTTGCCCAGATCCGAAGTTGAAATAAGCGTACATCGGAGTATCATGCCCAGCTCGGAATAGACGCAGGAAGCGCTTCATCTGCTCAACTTCCTGAGGTTGAGCAGTCAAACCCCAGACACCTTTGCCCCATGTGTCAGGGGGACCCCAAACCCGGAGTTGCCAAGGCATAGGTTTTTGGCAGATGATATCAAACTGTGCCCACACACTTCGGGCAAATGCGTTAATGTAGGGGCGGTCATCAGGAACACCGTAAAAGTCGTGTCGCCTCTTGACAGTTACGCTACCAAACCCCATACGACCTAAACTGCTGATATGCGCTTGTGCACTCCCACCAGCAGCCCAAATTGTCCAGGCTGTGCGCAGAACTTCTCGGTAATCGGGGATTGACTCACCGAAAGCCCGTTCGAGCTGACGCTCCGAGGCTATATACTGGAGTCCATCTTCGGGGCAGAAGCTCGGTAGCTTGGCTACACGAGCCTGGACCAGTCGATTTACCGCCTCGTCCATGAGCTGGCCAAGAGTACGCTGCCACTTACGCCCCCATGGCCCGTCTAGGAATTGCTTGTTGAGAGAAACCCGAAGGGCCTCGAAGGTATCGTTAGTTGACACCTTCGGGATGGTCTAGCGCGTCTTTGGGGGTTGCGGGGTTTGCTTAAAATCAGTCCGTGTCATACGATCACCTCCGCAGACAGTAAAAGTATGCACGAACCGATTGTCAAGTGAGCTTAGACGGTGCTGAGGGTTGCACCGTCGTTGACCACAAGCTGCCACTTGCGCGTACCGCCAACGGTTCGAGCAACCAGCTCGATACAGTCCCCAGCGTCGTTGAAGGTCACGGTGTTGTTGCCCGTCTGGTTGATCGGGCTTGCCACCGTAAGCACGCAGTCACCGCCATCGGTATCCATACAGATCGTGAGGCGCTGCCCTACGAAGGTCGGGATTGCCAAGGTGCGTGTCTCAGCACCAGCCGACGTTAGGTTACATACACCGCTTGTAGCAACCGAAATTGCGCCTGCGTTGCCAGGATCCGCAATCACGTTTGCCGTCGCAGTTGCAGCCTGCTTCCCTTGGAAGGTTGCAATGCCCGTAGCACCGAACACAAGGCTCGCTGCGCCATTCGAACCCACAGACAGAGTAGCGCCAGCGCCTGCCAGGAGAGACCCAGCCTTGCTGGATGCCCCAGCCCAGGTAAGGGCCCCAGTCGAAAGGGTCTGATCTGCGGTGCCACCAAGGGACAGGGTGCGGTCTGCGGACAGGTCACCGCCACCCGTGATACCACCGCCACCAGTGATAGCACGACCTTGCGGAGCTGCTCCGCCACTCGCTGCTGGTGCTGACAGAGACTCGATCTCGGCTACACCAGGGAATGCCGACGGGCTTTCCACCAGAAGGTGATAGTACTCAGACGCACCTTCAGCGGGCAGGGTGATATCGAGGTCCGCGTTACCCTGGTTGGCATCGCCAACACCAGGTAGGGTCCACATGCGCGACTCTCCGTAAACATCGGTTGCGCGATACCAGTTACCCGTCCCAGAATTCATCCGAGCTAAAGCCAGCGTCTGCGGACTATTGCCAGTTGTGATACGTGCTGAGATACGAAGCGCAGTGCCGGTGACCTGAACTGCGCCAGTAGTAACGCCGTTTGCGGGCAGACCCTGTACCTGTGTACGAGGAGTAATCACGCTCATCGAAGTCTCCTAGTGTTTGTTACCAGTGTTCAAGGAGAAGATGGTCTATAGAGGCTGTAGCACCAAGCTACTACTGAGTACCGGGACCTGGTTGTATGCAATCGGCAAGTCTACCGAAGCCCCGTTTATAGTGACGCCTGTGACATCAAGCACCACGGTATTCGAAAGTTCAGCACGGTAGGTAATTAACCCGATGATGCGCTGGTAGGGAACTTTACCGAGTTTTCCACCACCAATGAAGAAAGTCTTGAAGTAAGCTACTAGGTCGGCATTGACCTGATCCAGAAAGCTCTGTGTGTAGTATGCCGAGTCCACAATAACCGTGCCAGCTACATTAACCACCAGGTTAGAGGCCGATGCTGCTACAGCGCGTGCTGTCTCAGGAACCTTAGCCCCACCGGTGAACAGGGGAGCAATTGCTGCCTGCACATTGGCTACAACAGACCCACCCACCGCCCCAGCATCCCCAGCCACCAGTATGGTAACCAATCCAGGATCGGTGAGATCCAGATTAGTTAGCACGGACACGCGAGTGATCTGTGGGTCGGAGTCCCGTGCCAGTTTTTCGTACTTCCCCTGGGTTGCACCGGCGGAAAGTGTCTCCCATTGCTTACGGTTACGCTGCTGTAGGCTACTGCGAGATTCCTCATCGGTGCCGACAACACATAGAGCATCGCTCTGGCTACCTACAGGATTGGTAACAGTAACGCCACCAAGTACACCGCGAACAAAAGTGGTCAGGGTATTGGCCGCCACATTATACGCAGCGCCGAGCTGCTCGGCGTCTACATACACCTTTACTGTCCCGTTTTTGGCCAGCGTCTTGGTAGTGACTAGGTTACCAAAGCTGTCGGTTTCCGCAGCAACACCATTGAAGATCTTGCCCCCAATACCTGTGCTGAAACCGACAGTAGTCACGTCGAATGTGAACGGGCCCTGCCCAGAATCGGTAAGGATTACAAAGAGACGTGCTCTTGTGCCCATCCTCTTGTCATTCTGGTACACCTGGTTCGAATGCTCGGCCAGTGCATCCCCAGTAGCAGTATCGTTATAACTGCTTTCGGTAAGAAATGCCGCTGCTTGGTTTACTGCGTCCAGATTTTGCGACTCAGTTTCTACGAAAGCAATAGGACCTGCTTCAGGAGACAGAGATCGAATCGAGGTAAAGCCAGCTTGCTCTAGTCTTGTCAAAACGTCGGACTTGACAACTTCGTAGGCTGGCGGATTCAGAAGCTCTTTGATTGTAAAAATTCTGGCCACACTCTAGATGGTTGACCATCTTCGAATACGAATGGCGGATGAAACCCTACGTTTAAAGTGGACCCGTCTGGTTGAATGGGTGCTTCGTAGTACCGATCAAATCGACCTACGAGCACTGTATCCAGCAACCGTAGTTTCTTCGGATGGCAATCGAGCCACAGTTAAGCCTGACGACGAGCGTTTGGGTCTCCAGCTGTCCAACAAACCAGTTCGTCGTCCTGACGGTTTTACTGCTGTCCCAAGACCAGGTATGAGATGCCTCATAGGATGGGACGGGTATCGAGAGGATTGCTGTTTTGTGCTGCTGGGGTTTGACGGCAATGGCGCTGCAAACACCATTACGCTTAAAGCAGTAAACTCAATTACTCTGGACACTCCTGCTACTACTGCCACCCACAACCTGGCCTCGGAGCATGAACTCGGTATCAGTGCTGGGACTATCCAGGTTGAAGCAGCAACACCAGTAATTGAGAACACAGTAATCGCTGGTGATGACACCTCGTTTGATCTGACTTTCGATATAGCAGACAAACAGACACTAGCAAAAGGGGGCTTGATTGCTACAGTTACTCTAGGTCGGGCTTTTGCTACTGCTCCACGGGCTGTAGCATCTGCTCAGACCACTATTTGGGGAGCTTCGGGTACTGGCTTTGCTGTTCGAGCTGTTGGTACTCAACAGTTGCTGATCTTTTGGACAGGCAACGCAGCTATACCGGGACCTCTTACCGGTCTTGTGGTCACTGTGTTTGTGAGAGGGTCGGTCTAATGTCGCTGTGTACGTTGAACGGGATTGAACTTACACGATTAGATTGCGTGATCCCTGCATGGGGACGACTAACTGCCGATTGTCAGCTACAGGGTAGTAAGAACCCCGCAAATGGCAGTCAAGTGCAGCTCGTAATTGCAGGTGTAACTCGCACGGTTACAGTAGTAGCTGGGGGCGCACCTTATGAGCAGCCCCGTGTACGAGTAGTAGGGGGCGCTGGTAAGCTCGATTTTGTACCGCGAACAGACCAGCTCAAAGACTATGGACAGGTAAACCTATCGACAATAGCCAAGGATATTTTGTCACTAGCTGGTGAGAAACCGGGTGACCTTGCGGCCTTGAATCAGGTTGCTCGTAGCTGGCAGACCTTCCAAGAACGGGCTGTCCAAGGACTTGCAAGAGTTTTTCGCAGGCAGCCAGTACTAGACCTTTGGTGTGAACACGATGGCACCTTCTCAGCCCGGACGAGGCCCTTTTCGACCACTGTAGCTAGTTTTGTTCGAGGCATTGTGCCTCAAGAACGCCTAGTCTTGGTTTCTGCAGATGAGGGTTCGCTCGAACCTGGCGTGATCCTTTCGACCCTCTATGGGGACTACAAGCTGGATCGGGTTCAGTATGAGCTAGAGCCTGAGGACGGACGAGGGCAGCTTACCGCTAGGTGCTGGTATCAGTGAGGTCACTGATTGCCTCCATTCACTATCAGCTGGATAGCGCCATCAGCCGACAGTGAGAAAATAGTTGAAAAGTTCGAGTTATCTTCCAAGCTAATAGATGCTGTAACTATCAGGCTGTCGTTCACCAGGGACACGGCAAGCTGAATATCAGCAACCCCATCTACATCTAGCGCTGCTCCGCGCAGTCGAGCCACCAGCTCATCTTGATCAGTCTGACTAAGATTACCATTGGCCCAATCACTGAGACCCACACCTATGGTAGCTATGTCCAGCTCTCCAGGTCGAACTACCCATCTGCGTAGTATGTGCTCGGCTACTATCTTAAATGGATCGGTTAGCTGGCCAAAAGAAGGATCAAGGTCAAACGTGCCATCAGCGGTCAAAGTCGACCAATCTGGACCACCGTATAGGCTCATTCGGGGGATGGTTCCTTATGGTGGGACTTCTTTAGATGCTCGACTGCCAGGGACGATGCAGCACGAGGAGCACTATATCGGCGCTCCAATTGTCGTACTTCATCGCAGCTGTGTGTCTGGTCATACAAATAAGCTACATTGCACTGTGGGCAGCGTACACAATTCTTAATCTTAAGCATGATTCTATGAAAACCCGTGTCAGCTGAGTTCGTCAAGCCATTTCTTGGCCTCGGAGAGACACGGAAAAGTTAGGGTGGCTACTCTGGTAGGGGATTAACGGTCGAGCGCAAGGAAAACGGCAAGAAACGCTAGCGTGGAGCATGGAAACCAAAAACCTCAGGTTTGAGACTCCCCCTGTAATCTTGGCTTTGTAATTCCACATCTTCACACGGGATCCAGCGTTGTCCAGCGTGGCCTGGGCGAAGCTGTACCTGCAGGGCCGTCGATTTGAAGTCAACCCCAGTCCAGTCAATAGGGTGGCCCTTCACGGCCGAGGATCTCGCAGGGGATGTGAACCGTCCAGATAGCGAAATCGGTCAGCGTCGCGCTCCGTCCAGATCTGTGCAGCGAACTTCCGGCTGAACTCGGCCTGATCCTTGGGTTCCCAGTTCTTCAGGACCTTCTCTAGCTCAGCCCGGTTACCCCGGGCCTTCTCACAAATCGTCGCTCCGTGCCAGTAGACTAGCCGCATGATGACCTCCGATGGACTGAACCGTGGTGAACCGATCCGATGGGGGGTTCATCCGGGCCAGTTCGTCACACACATCACAGCCGGGGTTTCAGCTGCGGTGTGCCATAGCTGACAGTAGCTCATCAGTCAGGGAGACCCCAAACCGTACCCGAAAGTCGATTTCAAGCTGCACAAACTCTGGTTGGGCCATGAGCAGCCGAATCTGGATACACGCTCTTTCGGTGGACCAGGCAAAGCAAGGATAAAAATCGTACCAGTAATCTTCGAGAGTACCGTAAACCAGTGCTAGTCCGTTCTTGGCAATACCAAGCAGAGCCTGGAGCTGATTGTATACGAACCACTCGTCACTTGGGTACTTATGGGGATTGGTGTCGGACTTCATTAGAGAACTCCTGTCGAGGGTAAACAGCATGCTTCAGGTTTCTGCATGCCGCATGCCATCAATTGACGAGTGTTCTCAACTGTATGGGCGCTAACAAGATCGGAAATACTCAAGCCTGATGCCAGAACTCAATGTGTAGCGGAATTCGCGATCAGTGTATAGCGAAATTCGCGATCAATGCGTAGCGAAATTCGCGATCATGCGTAAGGGAGTTCGCGATTATTGCCAGTCCGGCGCACCAGCGTTTATATAAAGGAATGAAGGGCTGGCTTGAAATGCAGTTGGAAGACCCAGAATTTCGGTCTATGTATGCGCAGGAACTTGCTGCCGAAACCCTGGCAGAGGCAATCGCACGTGGGGTATTAAGGGCTCTGGTATCGCCACGAGGGCGCAGAGTGGTGGCGCGGCTGATGGACCAGCGTAGGAGAACTACACGCCGATAATGTCGGCGAACTGTGGGATGATTCCTTCCTTGGTGCCGAAATCGATGAACCCACAGTACATGGGGACCTGCATCTGGTGAACAGCAGGACCAGAATTGCTGTCAAACCCCCACTCGGTGACCTTGACATAGCAGGTGTCAGTTTCTACTCGGTCCCAATCCGGATGAGATAGGGACACAATGAGTGGGAAGAACCCCTCAAAGAGACCCTTGCCGGGGATCATCGCTGCCCTTCGGAACTCATCCCGAAAGGTACGATGGATTGTGATCGAGCACTCGTACTTCATGTCTCCACGAGTAATACCCATGGGAAGTGGAGACGCGCCCCGTGCTTCCTCGTTGGTATTTGTGGCCTTGTACGACATAGCCGAAAAGTTCATGAAGATGCCGCCGGGCAGACGGGCCTCAACATCGGCATGTTGAGTCTGAACCGTGGCAAACTGTGGCGCAAATCGACGAACCTTAATCTTTCCCATTAGTTCCCCACGGTGATAGTATAGCCCATAGTCTCGGTGATAGTCACCGCCTTGGCGCGTGGCTGAATAGACAGTGCACACTCGACGTTCTCAGTAAGCCCGGTTCGCTCGACCCGGCTAACAGAAAACGCGTAGTTCGAGACGTGGTTGACTCCCCCGTCATTGAGGAGTCCCCCAGAGTTCAAAGCTGCACGAACCAGGCGTTCCAGTTGCTGGGCGTCCAGCTCTGCTACAGTACCGTCGTCATTCGTGAGAAAGTCACGATTTACATTATCGGTCAGGATGGAGGAGGTCACATTCCATGCCCGATTCATGATTCGACGGCGTTCCCAGTAGATCATCTGGTCTCCGTCGCTTACGAACATCAGCGACTGTCGGATGAATACCCCATCCTTTCGTGGCCAGGTTCGCGGAGTACACACGTTCTGGGCATGCAGATCGAGCAGGCTATCGTCTCCTTCCCAGATGGCGGTCTGCTCATCTGTGCCGTCCCCTACGGAGTGCAGCCCTGTACCAGGTAGCGCATACTGCACACCGTCAGTCGAGCGAACTTCGCATCTCGGCTGAGAAGCAGACTGGCTGATAATCGTATTCATGCAGCGTGCCATGAACAGCGTTGCGCAGTTCATGGCCAGCTGACACCCGTAGAGCGACACGATAGTATCAATACGTCCACCGTGAAGAGCAAGCAGGCTACTTCGAGGCGACGGAAGCGCAGCCACAAAGGCATTGCTCCAGGCAGTATCCGTACTGTAGCTCGGCAGCTTGTACAGACCCTGGATAGCGCCCCACAGCGGTAGCTTCTTGTCCTCCTTGATACCCTGAAGCCAGCTCGCGAAAGACTGCGCTGTGATATCGTCGATGTTATCCTGGCAGATGTGTACCAGTTCTATGTTGGCCAGCGTCTTCTGATACTGGTTGCGCAGAGTCTGCCACACCGCTTGCAGGTCAGCTAACGACATCTGCGGAGGAGTGGTGTACGATGTCCACTCATCGCCGGCCACCATAGCAGAAATCATCGTTACGTAGTCCCAACTGCCGATGATGCCTGCCCCAGTACCCGTAACTACCCCGCTGACCAAAGCCGCTGCACTAGGCCTGCTGGCCAAAAGGGCAAGAACAGAGTTTGGCGTCGAAGTCTCGGCTCCGCTGGCATCTGTGGCCGAAACCACAGTCACATACGCCAGACTGTTAATGCCGTCACCACCAGAGACCAGGATGTCTTCAACGGTGTTGTTGCCTGACACCAGATGCCGTACTCGAACCTGAGGCCGCTTGGCAGTCCAGGAGATCCCGCCATTCGGGCCACCAGTAGCAGCCGCTGCGGCTAGTAGACCAGTACCAGTGCCAACGATAGAGAGTCGCTGGATGTACTGCCGAGCCGCCAGGGTAGACACCGTAGTGTCTGTATTGAAGAAGTTGACAGCCGCTTGCGCTGTCGTTGTGACAGCCGCATTGGTGCCGGTTGTCAGATTGGTGGCCGCGTGCACATCTGACGCCGCTGTCAGCACATTGGCGTTTGTGCCACCAGTAGCATTCACGATACCAAAGGTCGTAGTCACCGGGAAATTGGCCTTTACCTGTGCAACAGTAGTTACGCCATCGGTAAAGTGGACCGTGATAGCATTGCCAACTACAGACACCGCATTGGTGCCGTCGCTGATAGTGGCAACCGTAATTGCGTTCCCACCAGTACCCACAGTTGCCGCAGTAAATGCTACACCTGCTAGGTTGTTCCCAAAGCTGGCGTAGGTAGCGGCTGTGCCACCAGAAGTACCGGCTGTCAGAACCACAGCACCTCCAGTAGCCTGCAACCCCAAGGCTGTTGGCACTGTCGGCACTACGACCTGAAAGGAGGCACCAGCCTGCGCGAAAGTAGCTACCAAGTCACCGTCAGTGGTAGCACCAGCTGCTCGGTATGCGCCAAACAGGGTCTTTGCTACCGTTCCCTGTGTAAACGTACACCGGATGCCAGTATGCCATTTCGTGAAGCCACCAGCGTAGGTGTACAGGTCTACAATGCCGCTAGCCGGCACTGTCATACTGCTGCTGTAGGTCTCGCCATCATCTGCAGACCACTGAATCTGGGGTTGGATGGCCCCAGCCACGGAGATTTGACCGCTCGACACCACCCGGATACGAATGTGGTCAAACCGATCCAGAGGACCAGCGTAAGCAAAAGACAGCGTAGTCGTACCTTGGGGATCAGCAGAAGTAACGTAAGAAACTGTCTGCTTGACCAGCTGAGTGGTGGTGAAAGTGCCCACGCCGCTGATATCGATTGTGTCAGTAACGAGATCACCAGCCTCGTTGAAGTAACTCCAGGTCGCAGTGTGAGCAACACCCCCTGCACCAATTGAAATCGTACCTTTAAGCGGCGACGGAGGGTTGCTGAAACCGCTAGATACGTCTAGGACTGCGCCAGCCGGAAGAGGCTGCTCATCTGTACGAGCACTGAAGGAGGCCGCAGCTAGTGCCAGAGTAGATGGCGACCGCGGAGTTGTGGCGGGCATCTTGGATACCGAGCCAAAAGTTCCTGGAATGGAGGCATCCACTCGTACGAGATAGCAGCCGCGCTGCCCAAACTCGATTTGAGGGGAAGCGCTGGAAACCAAGGTTCCCACGCCAAACAGCGAAACCGCGGCGAGGCTACCACAACGTACTGGAGTACCGCGTAGATAGGCAGAGGCAGTGCCGAGTTTCAGCATCACACCTTCGCCGGTATCGTTATTGGTTCGCAGCGAGCCGTTTACTTCGCGGATGTTCAGGGCGGGATTGCGGGTTCCACTCATGCCAAAAGATGGTGGAATCAGGCAGGCGCTAGCAAGAAGCGAGGATACTTGCCAGAGCTTCAGCCTCCGCCTCGACTGCTTCAGAGGCGTCCTCATCCAGATGGGCTACCTGACCAAGAGCCGTTGCGTAACGCTGGCACAGCTCCACTGTAAGTCTGGTATCGTTCTTTTCGAATCTGGTTGTCGTAGTATCGTTGTCAGCATCAAGGTACTGATTCAACGCCTCTGCCACATCCTGGCGAGTTATTGACGTTACTGTAAATCGTTCTTTGGCGTTTAGCATGCTGTGCTCCTTCGCCTAAAATCCCTGCATGCTTTGTGCCACCTCTGCCGATCTGTATAGATGCTAACAAGACCGGATATACTCAAGAGGAATGCCAGAACTCAGTGTATAGTGGAATTCGCGATCAGTGCGTAAGGGAGTTCGCGATCAGTGCGTAAGGGAGTTCGCGATCATGCGTAAGGGAGTTCGCTACTCCTCCTCTTCCTCTTCCTCGATCAACAAGTCATGGTAGAGCGCTTCTCCTTCGGACATCATCCCACCCTTATCAGTATCACCAATCACGCTGGTTTCAGCTGTGCGCTTTTCGTACAGGGGGACACCGTTGATAAAAGCGATTGGTGTATCAAAGACCGAGCTTTTTCTTGAAGTGTTCATACCCTGGTTCTCCATCCTTGAGTTTCATTGTACCCTGCCAAGTAGGCAGGTGCTGTGCATCCAACAGGAAATGCTTTCCAATGTGTTTGCCACCAGCTTTAAATTCGGATATGTCATGCATGCTATTCACATGCGTTTCAATATGCGCAAGAGCAGCCGCTGCTTGTTCGTGTGAGAGTCCTCTTTCCTTCGCCCGACCCTGTAGATAAGCGTTTGGCTGCTCCCCTGCCCAATTCTTGATGTACTTTTTCAGTTCATCTTTATAAAAAGCTGTACCTTTGGGCCCAGATGAAAAACCCATGTGTGCCCAGACATACCGACCAGCGTCAAGACCGGCCTCAAGCTTGATCTTGTCGATATTGTGTTTTTGATACATCTCCACACTGTTTTTCAACTGAGCTTTGGCATAGCCTTTTCCTTGTAGAGATTCGTGTAGCTGGATGTGATCGTGCTTCACAAATTTCTCGCCTTTTTTGTCCTTTCCGAAGCTATGCTCTATCCACCCCACCTGCTTCCCTGTGTCATCGTGTAGTGTAAAGTTGGCCTTGGCGCTTTGAGCGCCATCTTTGTCCGTTAGAATCTCGGTTTTTGTATGACGAGCGTTCAGCCCATGTGTGCTAAAGGATGCCTGTAGGTCAGCGTGTGTTATGCCAGTACCCGACATATGCTGTAGTGCAGCATCATCATGGTGTCGAGCCGCAGTTGCTGCATGTCCAGCTGCTTGCTTAGCGTGTTCAGAATCAGGCGCGAGTTTAGTTGCATGCTTGGCATGTTCTGCAGCTTTGGCAGCTGCATCACTTGCGTTCTTAAGATGCTTTGCCGCTTCGTGTGGTTCTGATTTCACAAGAGCAGCGTGCTTAGCGGCAGCTGTAGCAAAGGATTCTGCATGGGCAACGTGCTCTTCTGAGGTGCCCTTGGTTTTGGTTGACTTTGCTTTTCCAGCTGGCTTTGGCGCTGCGCTTCCGCCCGGACCACTTGTAAACTGCCCATTATGTGGATCGTGGGCTGTGCCACTACGGAGGAGGTAGTACATATCTAGGGATGGTAGGCCACCGTCCAGCTTCGGTTTATACGAGGTCTGCCCCGCACATACAGTCCGCCCTGGGACATCCGTTGGTGCAGTCGGCAGCGCTTGCCCTCGGTTCACGCCTCGGCTTGACGACCATGGTACAGGTGCCCGATACACACTTGTGATCGGCGGGACACCCGCTATTGCTGGTGCAGGCAGGTGCAGCGGACGGCGCCTTGTCCTTCTTGGCCCAGACCGACACCGAGAAAGACAGCAAGAACGCCAGAAGCATCAGTACCAGAGTGAACTTTGTAGACCTCATGAACCCTCCAAAAAAAGTGTACCAGGCATTCCAGAAGATGGCAACGTCCCCTATTTGGAAGCTGGTACTTTTCTCAAGAAGCAGCTACGCGTCCCCGTTGCCGTATGTGCTGCTTCACTTTTCCACTTAAGTCAAACACTTAAATCAGGGCTTGTCAATTGATTCCCTGGTTGTGAAGTTTCGAACTAGGGACCTGTTGCCAGTCTGACGCACTATAGGAGTAACCAGGTTAACTGTGAGCTTCCAGATGAGTCCACGGTCCCCGGGCCTATCCTGGACCCAGCCCCCACGAGTCGCGGTGAATTGTTCACCAAACTTCTCTGGCTGGCTGTGTTCTTTGTCGTGAGCCTTACTCACAAACCAGCCTTGGAGTAGCTCGGTGTCAGCCCAGCTATTACCCCAAATCCAGACTGTCCATGGCTGTATGAGCATGGCAGTTCGAGTGAACGGATAGTCTGAATCCGTACTACCTTCTGGGTACTCACGGTCTGGTGTCCAATCCGCAGTACCTTTTTGACCACGGGATGCACCAGTAGTGTCTCCTGATGCTACATACCGGGCCTCCCCCTCACCAGGTGGGACCCAATAGATAGCTTGTGGTGCGTCCATTGTCGATGGCCATCGCCAGCCAACGTAGTAATTCCCACCCTGGGGCACACCAGCCTGCCTGGCACCGTCTGGCGCTGTACTACTCCCTAGTACCCATTTCTCTCGCTGGTATGGCTGTCGGGGCTGTTCGCGTGGTCCTGTCGGGGGGTATGCGAGTGGCGGATATACCATACTTAGCGCGTCCATGATGCGCGCAATGTGCGGCATGAGCTGGCCAGAGTATTCAGCTTGGGGACCCTCGACATTCGGCGGAATGGGCATTAATACCACCCCTGGCCATTTGGTCTGATACCACGGGTCCAGCCGCGGTTTTGCTGGCTGTAGGGGGTTGCGGGCTGGGGCTGCTCAACGAGTCGCAACTCCTTGGCTGGAGTAATCAGGTACGCTTGTGTATCCTTTGCCTTTTGCTCCGCACGCTTACCCAAGCGCACAATACGGACCTCTTCGTCATCACTACCGGGTTTGAAGCCACGGGTGTTCATAAGGAAGAGCACACATAGGTCGGTCACCCAACCTACAAAAGCTTCACTATAGAGCTTCAGCGGAATCGTCTCAAATCGGTGACAGATATAGGTATCCATCTCGCGACTGGCACGGCGAAGGTTGGCTTGGACCTTCTTATCACCGAAATCGAAGCGCACATTTTCGGGTAAGCTATACAGCTCTAGCTCCTCCTCAGTTGCGTAGGAGCCATCAAGCCCGGACTCAGCTCGGTACAGAGTTCCTGAACTCTGACCAGTACCTGAAACTGTGAAAGGCAGGGTGTACGATAGCGTACCCGACATATCAAGGGATGGTCAGACCCGGCACGCTTCGTGGCAAGTTCCTGCATTACAATGCTGTCCCTTTTTGCAGTCACTATCGGTTTTGCAGGGTTTTGCAGCGAATGTGGTGTAGATACCACCACTAAGGATGATCAAACTGATAACCGTAACCAACTTCTTTTTCATAGAGACCTCCAGTACTAAAAATAGCATGGAGTACTATGCGTGTCAATCTAATGTAAGCTGGCTTACAGAATCTCGGTTTTTTGTGAGGTTTTTCTGAGTGCCTCTTTCCAGCTGTAAGCCAGCTTACCCATACATTTTCCCATAAAGGTAACCTTTAGACTATACAGTGTACTCAACATATACTCCACTTCATACCGGTATTAGCTCCACTTGCTCTCCACTTAGGTTTTTTGACTACATTAATGGCTTCAGCTTCGGAAAATTCAAAAAACAGAAAGAAGAAAAGTGGAAAAAGTGGAAAAAGTGGAAAAGGTTAAAAGTCAAAGATCAAAATCAAAACAAAAATTAAGAAAGAAAAAGCGCACGCTCCTTTTTTACCACTCGCGAGATATATCGGCGACGTGAATTGGCACAGTGGAGACATAAGTGGGGCGTAAGTGGGAATGGGCCAGAGCGACACTTGACGGAGGAGTCCGAACACAGTAGAATTAGTTCGTGAGGATGCGGGTTTGGTTGCCTTGGTCCGACACAGTTTCTGTGGTACTTCCTGTGACAAGGAAGATGCCTAAAACAGCGCCAAGCTACCTTAGTAGCCTATCCATAGTACAGGCGTTTTCCTGGTCACGAGAAACGCCATCCTGTGCAAGTTGGGAGAGAATGTAAGATGAAAGCAAGAATCTGGTGGCATCGACTGGCAGGTTGGTTGACTAGTTCGACCTTTCGCCATTTCAAAGGCGGTCGGTATCGGCTGCTCTATGTAGCCGAGAGTTGTACCAATCTACATATTGGTCGACGAATAGTAGTGTATGTATCCTTGACTGATGGCTCAGTCTACACACGCGATCTCAAAGAATGGAATGAGAGCGTGCCCCTGCCTTCTGGTGGTTTCGTACCTCGTTTCCAGGCAGAATGTACAATCTTCTAAGGAAGTACAATGACACATAATGCAATAACAATTGCTGCGCGATTAATTGCGCTTGGCCTCTGTCCGATTGCGCTGAAATCCCCAGATGATCCAGAGGAGCAGGCTAAGCCCGTAACTCAGCGCGGCAAACGCCCCATTTTGCAAGATTGGAATAACCGCCCCTGTCCGCGCAGCATTACTGATATGCCGGAACTCAAGCCAGAGCACAATGTTGGAATTCGAACTGGCTATGTCGAGGGGGCGCGTATCCACATCGTGGTGCTCGATGAGGATTCGGAAGCTGCTCACTGGTTCTGTGAGCAAACCTTTCCAAGCACTTCTGTCGTAACTGAGACAGGCCGGGTTAGTGCTGGCTGGCGTGGAAGACATCGGTACTACCGACGCCCCAATGTCGACAAGTGCCCTAACCGAGCTGTCAAGGTGCACTGGTCCAATCCATTTAATGACGAGCAACCAGAGATCCTGGCACTAGATGTTCGAGCTGACGGCGGTCAGGTAGTTGCACCTGGAAGCCTTCATGGCACTGGCGGACTGTATGAGGAACTAGTACCGTGGACCGAAGAACTACTACAGAGCTTACCGGTTCTGCCGCTGGAACTACTGGAGCAGTCTATTGCGGATGTGAAGACCTCCGCGAAAGCTACAGAGGATAAGTTCCCACAGAAGACACGAATCAGACGATTCCGCGCATATCTAGAGAAGTGTGCTCCCTCAAAACCGCAAATGCCGCCAGCTGGCGCGGGCATACACTGCCTGGGTATTGCTAGGGCTGGGGTGTGGGGGCTCGATTTGCCGCCAGAAATTGTAGCCAAGGAAATGCACGAATCTGGCTGGAACAAGAAATGCACCTTCGATGACGGATCTCCCTATCCGTGGTCGATTGAAGAACTGCGGCATAAATGCCGCGATGCAGCAAAAGCCGGCACTTCTGGTGGGGATATGGAGAAGAGGCGGGGCTGGATGTTGGAGGAACCAGAGAAGACTGCGGAAAAACACATAATCGAGTTAACCGCACAGGTTGCGCAAACTGCTAGCGAAACCCTTGCAGCGCTGGCTGATGCCCGGGATAGTCTGGGTTCGCCGCTGGTGTATTCCCAGGGCGAGCACTTGGTAACAGTGCACCCAACTGGAGTACATTGGCTCGACCGTCATGCTCTATCTATCGCTATGGATCGAGCAGCAATTTTCCAAGTACACAAGGAGAAAGGCAAAGGCGAAGAAGCAGAGATCGTTGTCGAGCAGAAAAAGCCACCCATGGATATTGCTGACAAGCTGCTGTCGATGGGTTTCTGGCCAGAGCTTCCAAGACTCCGCCGAGTGTCAAAGCTCCCCCCTGTCACTTTGGCCGGCTGCCTCGGCTTGAGGCCAGGCTACGATTTGCACTCAGCAACCTACTACTTAGGTAGTAATCTTGAAATTCCAGAGCGGCCATCTCGTGAAGACGCAATTGCTGCAGCGCACAGACTACTTCGGTATGTCCGTGCACTGAAGTTCGCTACCCCCGGTGATCGTGCTAAGTGGCTAGCTTATCTCCTGACACTGGCTACACGCACTGCTTACGATAAGTGCCCGATGTTTCTTGTGAGTGCAGTGGAACAAGGCAGCGGTAAGAGCAGCGCTATTATCGTCGGATACAAACTCTTGTATCCCGGTGATCTGGTGCCGGCTGACTATAAAGAGGGGGACGATGCCGAGTGGGCGAAGTCCCTATATGGGTGGTCTCAGATGCCACTGGTGCTTTGGGACAACATCCCTGATGGACGATGCGTTCGACATCCTAAGCTGGCCATGATTCTAACTAGCGGCAAGGGTACTGCGCGCGAGCTGGGAAAGAATCGCGAGCTGCAAGCGGACTTCACAAACTGCGTTTTTGCTCTTACGGGCAACAAGGTTACCCTAGACTTCGATCTCAGCTGTCGAGCCACGGTGATCAACTTACTCGGCAAACCCGATAAGGACCCGACCTTTTCGCCAGAGGGCAACAGGCACTTTGATGCTATCCGTCCAAGGGCACTAGCAGACACATACACGATTGTTCGTGCCTGGGCTTTGGCCGGTTGTCCGCCCGTGGCTTGTACACCTCATGACCGATTCGGCGAGTGGTCGCAGGTAGTACAGCAGTTGGTGCTCTGGTTGGGTTTTGCGGATCCAGTTACTGATAATGACGCCATGAATGCGGATAAAGATTACCTGCGTCAGTTTCACTACGAAGTACACCGGGTCTTTGGAGACAAGACCTTCCGTAGCGCCGAGCTGTTTGATAAAGCCCATGACGGACAGCGAGCAGCCATTGAAGCAGTGAGTGCAGCTGCGGAGCTGTGCCGTCGCCGTCGTGCCGAGTCTGCCATCATTCTTGGCCAGCATCTTAAGGTGCTAGCAGATAGGCCCTCGGATGAGTTCAAACTGGTAAATCGCGGAATCCGGGATGGTTACCAGCGCTATCAGATCCAGCGAGTTGCACGAGAAGAGGCTTCCCCGGCTCAAGGAGACGCCTCGAATGTTAAGCAGCTATTTCCGGCGGATTCCGATGATCCGTGCGCAGGAAACCCGCAAGAGACGCAAAAGAAACATGTGTAGACATTTCGGTGCAAAATGAAGGTAGCGTTCATAGGTGCCCACGGGCAAGGAAAAACAACACTGGTGTATGAAATGGCCGCTCGATTTAAGCGAGACGGCGTAAATGTAGAGATTGTGAAGGAGGTGGCACGGGGCTGTCCCCTACCCATTAACCAAAACACTTCGCTAGAGGCTCAGACCTGGGTCCTGATGACCCAGATTGCGAAAGAAATCAAAGCAGGTAGTCAAACAAAGTTAGTGGTGTGTGACCGTTCTGTGCTTGATAATTTCGCTTACCTCGAAAGAGCGTGTGGTTTTTCCTATTCTCGCGCACTAGAGGCTTGGGTATACGAGTGGCTGGATACTTACGATCTTTTGATTAAAGTACCACTTGCGAACACTGCTATTCAAGAGGACGGAGTTCGGAGTACTGATGCACAATTCGCAATCGAAATCGACCAACTAATTGACGCCCTAGGCCACAGGTTTAAAATGCGGGCTGTGTGGTGCCAGCTCTCAGCAAATCGTGAAAACTGGCGCAATGAAGCCTATACACTGATTCAGGATTTTGGAAAAAAAAGAAAGCTGCTGTGATGCGCTGGCGTTGTGAAGATGGCGTGCCAGTCTGGTGGTATGGACTTGGTTACACCGTAGCTGGCGTAGTGTTTCTAGCACTCTCCTACCTGGTGTACTTGCTGGCTGCACTCGATTTCAAAACTGCCGGATTCTAGACCAGTCATCTCTTCGAGCTTGAGTACGTAGTGGTCCTGGAATTGCAGCCACTGCAATGTCTGGAGGTACAACGCCGTCTCCAACACCAACAGCAGAATGCTCGATAGCGTAAGTTAGGAATATAGCTGTTGCGTCTACCTGATCGTCATGCATCACTCGTGGGAAGTTGAGCAGCTCGGTCAAGTAGGCTTCAAGCCAGAGCGCAGTTTGCGGCAAGAAAACGTTCCCTTGCCGAATCTCTGGAATCGTGGCATAAAAACGTAGCTCTTTCGAGCCGACGGGTGGCACAAGTTCGATAGGCGTACGCCAAGGAATCCGTTGACGTCCGGCATTCACATCAACAGCTTCCTTTTGCTTCCAGAAATGGTCAGCTGCTTGTGCGCCAGAACCCGCGCTTTCAAACAGCGCCAGATGTGGTTTCCATTCTTGTGCAACTCGTGCAAGGCGGACTATCAATGCATCGAAGAGCATTCGGTCGAGTATAACATCAAGCAGATATTTGCGAACTCCTTGTTCGCCCCAAATCAGGATAGCAGTCGGATCATTACTCTGCTTATCTTTGACCGCAGAATCCACAGTCATGATAACTCGATCACAACGCTTTCGAATTGCAGCTGGGGATTCTTCGTAGCGCCCAAACCAAGCGCCGTCTATCTTTCGTCCTGTCGGTGGACGAGGCAAGCCCTTGTACTGGCCATACCACTCGTGAGGTTTGCGAAGCAGCAACCCATCGCGAATTGGAGCCACAGTTTGCTGCGTGTAAAAGGGCAGAACATCGCCCTCTTGGATCTGCCAGTTGATAGATTTTGCGTATTCGACAGTAGTCCGATATGCCTGGTGTTCAAGGTCCCCTTTCTCGAACACCACAGGCAGGGTTACCATGTCCCAAGGGCCATCTGCTCGATACTTGTCGAGGATATAGCCGATAGGATCATCTTCCCGGTAGCGAGTATTGACCACGATCCAGTGAAAACCGGAAGGGTGGCCACGACTGCGAGAAGCATCAATCGTGTTTCTGGCATCGATCTGAGCCGGGGCTGAGTCTGCCTCTTTTTCGTTGATTAGGTCGTCTTGATAAATCAGGCGTCCACGACGCCCGGTAAACCGAGTAGATCGACCAGCGGCATTGAACTCGCCACGTGCTACGGAACCTCGATCTACGACCTCAAAGTGCTTTTTGCTGAAGCTGTCACGGGGGATTCGTACGCCTGGAAAGATCGTTTGATACTCGGCAGACTGGATTATCGAACGCACATCTCCGCCGATATCCTTCGCCAGGTCAGCAGATAGGCAGAGAATCAGTTCATGCCAATCGGGATGAAGACCAAACACCCAAGCCAGAAGCAGCTTTCCTACCCAGGTTTTGCCAGTACCTGGAGGTAGGTTAATAATCAACCGTAACCACGACTGACCGTGGATCAAAGGTTCTTCGACCTTCGAAGCGATCAAGCGGACTTGAGGTGTGACTTGGTAGTCAGGCCGTACATGTTGTATGAATGCTACGAAGCTCTGCTGGCCAGGGTGCGCAGCAGACTCATGTACGGTGACTTTGGAGAGACGCTTGCGGAACTTCACTAGGGGGATGGTCGGACGGATGAGAACAACTGTCTAGACGGGGTATCCCAGCAGAGCACTGATCTCGCGCTGAAGGTCGGGGGGCAACGTGTGCTGGCTGGAGAACCCCGGCGCGCACTTGCCGCCGCTCGGCGCGTCCACCAGCATGGCGGGGTTGATGGTGGTGTATCCCTGGGCGGACAACGCCCTATTCTGGATATCACCACACACGAATACGGGAACCAATCCTTCCCCTAGCACCTCGTGCGCCAGATCATCGATGGCAACAGCGCTTTCCGTTGTCAACTCAGCGCCGCGTACCTTCACCCAAGGGTAACTCGAAGGCTCTTCGACTACCCTGGCACTGTGATCCACCGGGTGCGGCCCGCTGACCACGGTAACAGTCCGGTCTGCGTTCTGCAGCGCAAACACTGGGGGTTGTGTGGTAGCGAAGATCAAGGCAATGTGGTTATTTTTCAGCATGAACTACTCCTTTGCGGGCTGCTGCTTTTCGACATCCGTGAACACACGGTACTCTGACCGATACAGCGGGTGTGCCTCAGCAGCTCGGACCGCGTACTTCTTCTCACTGCATGGGCTGGTGCTGTACACCAGCTTCAAGGACTTGCCGTTGTTGGATTCACGGTACACATGCGCCTGAACTGCCATTAGGGACCTCCATCAGGTTGGGTTAAGCCCGCAACAGGATTCGAACCTGTGGCCTCCTGTTTACAAGGCAGGCGCTCTGCCGACTGAGCTATACGGGCGTTTCGGACACCCTGATCGGGTGTCCGGGGGGCTAGCCGTGGCTCGCACCCTTGGGCACGCCGGTGCCAACCACCACGATGCCGCGGACATCGATCCCGCTGCGGATGCAGCCTGGCATCTTCCACGTACCCATGGGGTACGACGGCTTGCGGGTCGCCGACTTGACCCCCTCCACACCTCGACGGATGCGCGACGCCCGGTGTCGATCGATCCGTGCCGAGAAGCTGGACGGCGCCACCATGCCGACATTGTAGTCGGGCTGATACCCATCGGGGGGCGCGCAGGACTTGTTGAACTTGCGGTTACGCTTTGCGAGCTGGGCCATGGGAACCTCCAATGTTGGAACCAGGAACCAGAACCAGAAACCGATACCGGATGGGGGGCTTTGCACCTCCCTACACTTGCGGAGTTTTACCGCGTGAGTACGCCATCCTGTCGCGGCACCCGATCGTCGAGTACCGACGCTGCAAGGCCGTGAGCAGGTGGTATTAATACCCACCTCTTGCGCCCTCGATGGCAGTTTACTCAACTAGTGCTCTATGCTACCGTCAGCTTTCTCTTCCTGCCCATCATAGGCCAGGCAACCCACAGCTAACCGCCACCCACACCTTACAGCTAGCGATAGCGTATCCGGTACGAGACTAGCGCCAATTTGACGCACCACCGAGTATTGGTGCCAACACTACACACGTCGTCACGAAGCACCCTTAAAAGCCCCCGGTGAAAGCCCCTTGGCAATCCACATCTCATCGCCTCAATGAGCAGGTTCCAGTAATGCCACAAATGCGAACATCATCCGATGAAACTTACCTATCTATGGTGAATGTTGCCAGAGTCGGAATTGAACCGACGGACTTACACACAAGGGCCTTACCCGTAGGTTAGCACCTGCTATCTGGACATTCACACACGGTCAACCGCCGTACGCTGTGTCAGGCTATGCTGGCCTGACATCTAATACGATAGGCAACTGACAAAGTAAGAACAGCACCTCTCTTTCGTGCCACGGCACGGTTAGTTTGAGTCCAGTCCAGGTTCAAAGCCATCGGCGGAGCTATTGCGTCACGTTGCTCCATCCCGCCCCGGCTAGGGTTACTCTGCCAAATGGATACGTGTACCATCCGGTAATGCTCAGTGCGCGTGCTACAGGCTTTCCGCGTGTAGTAGTGCCTAATGGCGTCGCCCAGCTTACCCGCAAAGGTAGACAGTACAGGCGACAAATATCCACTGGAAGCGCTAACTGAGATATCCACCTCGCAATTCCTTCAGCATACGCCTGCTTACTCTTCTTCAACAAACTCTGCTTACTTCTTCATCCCACCTAGTGACTGCTAGGCCAGGGTTTACCCGGACGTACCCCCACCATGGGGGTTTATCTCGTCCATTACCGTCTACCTGACACACAGGCGACGGATTACAAATGCGCGCAGCAGGGCTTGAACCTACGACCCTCGGCTTGTAAGGCCGATGCTCTACCGCTGAGCTATACGCGCTATGTCCGCGCCGAGCGACAGCCGCGCCAGCCTGGGCCGCTGCCAGGAGCTGGGCGATCTGCGACCGGGTCACGGCTCGTGCCTCTTGACTATCTCGCACAGGACCACGAATCCGGCCTCGGCCGCGGCCCGGACCACGGCCGGCGCGTCTGCAAGGGTCCGGTAAGTCACGCCGCCCAGGAGTAACGCATGCTCCCCGTCAGCCAGCCCGGACATCTTGGATGAATTCGCAGCCAGAATATCGCCCCAGCCACGGTCAAAGCTGTAGACCATGGGCCCGAGGTCTATTACGACGGTCCACGCCCGGAAGATCGCAAACCCACTGCGAGCGTTCCCCGTGAGCACCGCCGAGCACCTGGCCGAGACCCCGGCCGGGAACGAGACCCATTTCTCGGCCCGGGCCAGGGTCTGGGCCGCGGCCTCGCGAAACTCGTGCAGCTCCCTGCGCGCGATCATTTCTTTCGTTGCCATGTCCCTTGCTCCCTCTCTGCGGCTACGCCACATCAACCTCTTCAGAGTCCGGATCCTGGGCCTGCGCATCCTGCTCATGCATGCACATGTATCCCTCACAGCTTGAAGTAGCTGCACAATTCGCCGTACCGCGGATGAAGTTGACGAGCTAGCAGGATCCCATCCCGTACTATGGTCCCATCGCACCATGGGCGAATGGGGGCTTTTCGCCACCGCCTATCGGCTAGCGTCTCTAGAACGGAAGTACATCGGCGTCAATGTGGTAACATCGTACCGCCCCCTCTACTAGCTTCCTGCGCTCCGCTCCCGTCAGAGTGTTACCCATCGCCAGGAACAGCATACCCACAGCCTCTTGATGCGCAGTGTCAGATACGAACGTATTCAGCGGGTAAAAGTCCTCTAGACCCTCTGCATGGTACAGGTTCTGCGCCCCAGCTTCGGTGCGCCCAATAAAGAACACATCCCGCACTGCCTGCTCAAGTTCTGCCAAGGTCTCCAGAGCCAGCGGAACACGGCGAGCATCGATTCGAACGTCGGAGGTCATCGTCTTCATCGTCATCAACCTCTGATCGGAACTATTGCAGACCTCGTGCCAGGTATTGACAGGTGTTTCGATCTGTATGGGGACTAACAAGATCGGAAATACTCAAGAGAGGTGCCAAGGCGTTGATGGGGACGGCTATCCCCATTCGATTAGGTCAACTGTCTCCATTGATTGGGTCAGCTGTCTCCATTGCAGTTCGCGGCCTGTAATGCTCGCAGTACTTTGTATGGTGCGGACCCATGAGATACTGCACAGTAGTCAGAAATCCGTGGATCACTCTTCGTGCGGGTGTCATGCTTCCGCAAAACTCATATGTGGCGCGTCATCAGCTGGATCAATGTGTTCGTACATCTGGTGCTCCATTAAAAACGGAAGGCCCGCTTTTAGGCTTTCCGCGGTTTGCCATACTAGAATAGCGGGTTATATGTCTCCAGGCGAAGGAAAAGGCTCCTGAGGCCCAGAGAACTACTACCAAAGCTACTGCAATAGCAGCCCAATCAGACCAGTAACTCCAGCGCCATTTTAGTTCGCCACGAGCAGCTGAAGCACCAAGAGCACAAAGTAAGGATGCTGCTCGATAGGCAGGAAAAACTACCGTCTGTGGGGTTGAATGAAGTACCAGAAGTGTACCCACAAACCCTCCACTGTAGCTAGCGAAAGCCACAAACCAGAGACGCCAATCGAGCACAGTAGCTGGCGGCCTGACTTGTGTGTCTGGAAATACCAAACGGTACTGATGCAAGAGCGCTGCAATAGCTAGAGTACAAACAGCAACCACCAACTGTTCAGCTATGAGAAACTCTGTACGCTTGGGATTTGCCCCGCCCTTGGCCAGCCTTACCGCGTAAAGTTTCAGACCGTAGCCAAACACATAAACCAAAGCCAGTGTCAGTGGTAGTAGCATAACCTGAAAAGGCTTGGACCAGGCAGATAACACTACAGCTAGCACTGCCAAAGACGGTAGAGCCAGGTGTTGCTTGAAGAAAACCCAGGCCACTTGTGGTCGATGTAGTAGTCTGGGAAATTCTTTAAAGAATTTCAGCGACGGAAGAAGCAGTGCACCAGACTTCGAGGCTACAACTGCTACTAATGATTGCGGAAGCAGTAATGAAAAAGTAGCAGACGTTAGGATAGTGGTACTCGATAAAGCAGCTAGGCTCTCTTCTACAGTAGGTGGCCAAATACGTTTTGGACGATAAGCTAGAGCACTGCAGAGGAAAGCGACAAAGCAACCAACAGCATATACTTCGTAAGTGCCTAAAGGATCGTAGGTTTTCCCCAGTACGCCACAAAGAAACGCGTAGCTGAAAGTTGCTGGGATATAGAGACAAAGCAATAGTCCGAGAGGTGTTTCCTTCATAACAAAAGCAAAACACGGGTCTTGTTTTTCTTAATAGACGGATGTTTTACTGAGGTTATGGATACAGAGTCTCGACTCATCAAATACCTCGAAGAGCGTGATGGCGGTTTTGAAAGCGTTGACTATACTCTACAGACAGCACTGGTGTTTTTGTGTCGAGAATTGGATAAGCTCCAACCACCAGCTAAGATCACCTACAAATTGTGCGTTGAAGGTGCGCAGGTCCCGAAGTATCAGACTGAAGGGGCCAGCGGACTCGACTTGCATGCACGAGCCATACAAGATAAGCCGCTGCCGTTTCTGCTCATGCCAGGTGCGAGCGCCATGGTCTGGGCTGGCGTGGCTTTTTCCATTCCGAAGGGCTGGGAAATCCAGATACGCCCACGATCTTCTTTATCTAAGCAGCTGATTCATGCATGCTTGGGAACCATCGATTCTGATTACCGCGGTGAGATTGGTGTGCTGCTCATCAACCTGGGTAACGAGCCTCTCCGAATCAATCAGGGTGACCGTATTGCACAGGCAGTATTTGCACCCGTAGGACGATTTGAGCTTGAGCAGGTTAATACCTTGGATGAGACTACACGAGGCAGCAAGGGCTTTGGTAGTTCTGGGCGTTGATGTGGTTAAGTCAGATTGAAACAATGCTCGATGTACTCATTAGCACATTGCGTCCGCACATGCGAGAATCTGACCAGATTATGAGTATATATATGAGGCTGCGCGATATTTTGAAAGAGATTCGACGGCTACACAAATAGGAGGACCCATGCCAGTTCTACCGTTCGAGCTGCTAGCAACTACTCACGACGATCACAAGCCCACAATGGAGGGCAACTATCTGGTTTTGTGTGCTGCGGAGCCACCTGTCTTTGTCAAGCGGGGTACTTCGAAGCATGTGCGTACGGGTATTAAGCTGCAAGTACCGCGGGGGCATGTTTGCGCGGTAGCGTACCGAGTCAAGCACGGCAACGGCCATGTACTTGCAAATCTGTCGCTGTATACTGCCTCTCCAAAGCTAGACGCTGAGGGAAAGCCAGTTGAGGGCAGCGAGGGTGAAGGGCTGACAGGGGAGATCTCGGTGCAAGTCACTGCTCCGAATAATGGCGATCTCAACATCCGGTTTGGAGAGCAGTTTGCAGTAGCATTCCTACTGCAGAGCATCAAGCTCGAAGCTCCGAAGAAGGAGGCTTCGAAGAAGGAGGCTCTGAAGCAAGAGTAGGGATGGCTCGCGCTGAACTCCAGTACCTTGATGAAGCCCGGACTCGTCAAGAGCTTCTGATTTGGTGTAGTGCAGAAGAGCTAGAACGGCTTTGTCAAAAGTCGGACGAGCTCATGTGGAAGTACTAATGGCGTCAGTTTCAGGTATATTTTTTGGGTGGTCCTTGATCCAGCGAATAGACGAGATTGTGCGTGAAGGTCTTCCAGTTCGCTGCGTTGCTGACCATCCAAAGGTATGACCTTCGTACCAAACGCTACGCCTGTGTCTCCAGCAGAGGCGGCCTACTTCATCAAACGAGCAGCGGTTAACGCCAACTGGACAATTCTATCATCTAGTGACGGTGCTCGATTTGCTGCCCAAGGTGATGTGATTACTTCAGCGGCTGCACTATCTACAGCAGGTGCTTGGTGGGTTCAGCAGGCCAGGGGATACCAGGACATTGACTCCACGTACTACACTCAGCTGTGTTGGCAAGTAGATGGAGCTGGAGGTGTGCGGCTGAAGGTATCGCCACGCTCAGGTTTTACTAGTGGTACACCGAACCTCACTCGTACACCGTCGGCAGCGGACGAGCAGTACATACTCGGCGGAGGTACTGACGCGTCCCCTACCTACACCGCATTTATCCCAGCTCCAGGCCAAAGGATGCAGGGGTTTTGGGACGATAGCGACGAGTCCATGCTCTTTTTTTGGTATCCCGTCGGAGGTGGTCCAGCAACCTCACTGATCTTTATCGATAGGTCTTACCCAAACCCCAAAGGGGCTGGCGGGAACCTACTTGATAAAGTTCGGTTAGAGTTCTATGCACAAACTGGTAGTGGGTGTGCACTCTGTACAAGCATCGCTTCAGAGGCTACAGGTCCATTCAGTTTCTTCCAATATGGCACTGCTCAAGCACTTTGGGGGCGCTGTCCCCCAGCCATGGAGTTTGTTTACGATGGGTCTGGTGTGGCCAGGAAGGAACTTCCGGGCGGGGTAGCTACTGAACTACTCTATGGCGAAACCACAACCGAGGAAATGCCTTTTCGATACCGTCGCAGGGCTGCTGTCTCTGGCGTTACGCTACCAGGTGAAATCGGGAATGTCACAACAGTTGGCAGCAAGGGTAGCTCGATTCGTTATCGATTTGGTGGTCAGACTAAGGCCCGACCCGAACTTATGGACTCAGTAAATCCAGTTACCGGTCAGGTTACTAGTGGTGGTACTTTAGCCATTGGTGACATCTTACTCCCATGGAACGGAACAGCCCTACTGCTATAAAGGAGGATCAAACGTGATGAAACTGGAACTCCATGGCCCTACCTGTCCTGGTGCACAGGGCGGTCCCTGTAACTGTTGGCTTCGATTTCGCCGGCTAAGGCTTGAGGGTGACAGCAGACGCAGCGGTATTGATCTCCGTAGCTTCAGCCTGAGCCTTGGCCAGAATATCCGCACCAGCCTGTAGATCAGCAGCGGCTTTTGCAGCTCGACGGGTACGGTAGCTAGCACGAATGCGGTCGAATAGATCGAAGAGCCAATTCATTACTTCCTCGCTTTCAGTGCTGGTATGCACGCAGCACGAGCAATGCCCTCAGACATCAATGCCGCCGCAGTTCGCGACAGCTCCAGTTCATCATCCCCCTGCGCGATGGCGGCATTGACGCCTTGCCAGGCAGCAATGGCGTTTCGTACACCCTCGGCACAAGGCTTGACTACCTCACAGGTAGCAGGCGTAGTTTTGCACTGCTGCGCTACCTGCGAATGCAGAGTACCCAAAGACCGCTGATGCACCAATGGCTCAGTACAGCCGGCCAAAGAAAGAGCCAGCAGGAATGGAATAGTGCGTTTGATCATGGTTAGGATGGTACTTATCCGTCACGGGCTCATCATCGATGGGCTGGGGGATATTGGGCGAGGGAGTTTCGGCGGATGACGGCACCGGCATAGACGGACGCGATGCTGGTGCCGTCGGGATGAGGGCTAGTTGCCCCGGCACTTGACGATGAACTGAGGCAGACCATAGCCCGCCCCCTCCCAGGAGTTCACCTTCCAGCGGTACTCGTTGTCCTCGAATACCGCCGTGCTGGACGGGTCTACCTGCCAGGCGTACTGCGGAGCCAGCGCGCGAGCATACAGCAAGCTGCACAGTCGCGAGTCCATCAAGTACCAGGTAAGATCGCCGCTGGAAGTCCCGTCGCTCAGAACGTCATAAGGCACTACCTTTTTGACATACTGAAGCAGCATGGCGGGGTTGTCCCCCATCGCGGCGGTGTTCGCCGGCTGCCCCGGTGCCGAGTTCGCACCACCGAATACGATGTACCGCATCAGCGTTGCGATGCTGGCATCCATCTCCAGCTGAACCGGGTATACCAGGGTATCCAGGTTCACCGAGATCGGCACCCGATCGCCCAGCTTGATGGACTTGGCATACCCGATGCGCTTCAGGATGTTGGTCCCATTCAGCGGGGTGTTCGTAAAGTAGTTCGTAAACACCTCACCCGTCAGATTCGTGGCCAGGTCGCACGGGATGTTGGTATCGAAGAACTTCTTCCCTGTGGTTGCCGTGTGCCAGCAATTGGCCAGGTGGCCATTCTGGAGCAGCCCCGCCAGCAGGAAGTCCGCGTTCTTTTCTGCGGTACGCCGCATCAGGTGCGCGGCTGCCTGCAGAGTACCATGGATATCCTTGCGGAAGTTCCAGATCGACTCGTGCGCCTTGGCCTCGTAGGGGCCCAGCTGCACATCCTGTGCCTGACGGAGCAGCGGATAGGAGGTGGCGCCGCCCCCCTCCTTCGAGATGCTCTCCATCCGTGCCAGCGGCATTACCTGGCCAAAGACCGTGGTCTCAGGCAAAGCCGTGCCACCGGGCTTGACGAGCTGCCCATCAGGCTGGTACAGCTCCGGAAACTTACGTGCGAAGTATTCCGGAAGCTGACACCGGGCGATCTTGTCGAATACCAGGTTCAGGTCATCCAGATACGCATCCTGCAATCCAGCGGCAATGACTGCGCTGAATGCAATCTGCTCCTGTGCGGGGGTCAGCCCCGATACCGTATTGGCCATGGTTCAGGGCCTCCTTTACTTTAGCTCGGCACGGACAGGCCGTCCGTACTGGTTATTCGGCATGTTGAACTGAATGATGGTCCCAAACAGCGGGCCATCGGTGCTCAGGCGACTGAGCGTGGTTGCCGAGCTGAGGTAGCAGGGCTTACCACGATAGGTCACGTCTACTGGGTTCGTGCCGTCATTGGCTAGGTCGTACTGCAGACCGTACTCCCCGTCCACAGACTGTGCGCCGTCAGCACCCAGAGTGTTGTCTACACTAAACAGGGCCTTGACCGGACGTAGGCCCGTCGTTGCATTTGCTGCAGCCGGTACGACCAGATAGCCACCTACATGCACGTAGAACTTGCCCGCCTCGATATTCACGCCAGTACCGATGGGAATACCCTTGATCACTTCGCGCTTGCCGCGGTTACCAGCGGCCGGGGTCACCTGAAACATCTGAGCCTCCTAAAGGTTACGCCTAGTTCCTAGCTCATCCGCTGTGCGGCGTTGCGCATCAGGGACTCATTACCACCAGTGCGCCGTGCGCTGTCCTGTAGGAATGCCGCTACCGCTGGGTCAACACCCGGGGTCTGGGCCTCCGTCGGACGAGTCGGCTTATCAGCGGGAATAACAGGAGTTGCACCCGCTGTCTCGGCGCTACGAACTTCGGTCGGACGAGTGATCACGGGCTCGACACCCTCTAGCCGCACCACCATGCGGCGCAGCTCCTCCGAGGTCCAAGGCTTGCCAGCCCGGGTCTCTCGCTTCGGATCAGTCGGGTCAAGACCCAGCATCTCACATTCCAGACCAGGCTCCAGGCCAGCAGGAGACCGGCGCAGAGTCTCGATAAGCTCCGCGCAAACCCGCTGCTCGGCATCCAGCTCGGCCTTGCGCTTCTGGGCCTGCGCAGTGTTGTACAGCCGGATGATCTGCTGATTTGTGCGATGCTGCACGATCAGATCACGCGGGTTCTTCGCACCGATCTGCTCCGCAGCCTGTGCAAAGGTGGTGTCGGCGAAGGGCAGCGCTGCACGCTGGCAGATCGCCCATTCCTTGGCCAGCTCCTCGGAAACACCCTTGGGAGCAGAACGTACCATGTTTGCAGTCAAGGCTGCGTCTTCAGGCGCATCTTCGTGACCTGCCTTCATCGAGTCGTGGATCATCCGGCACATGGTGCCAGCTCGCTTCATGGCACTGGCTGCTTCCTTCTCATGGAATTCCTTGTGCTCTGGGAACTCCTCCCCCATCGCACCCGCAATGCCCATGTGATCCTCAGCAGCTCGGAGACAATCACCGACCATTGCTCGGTGTGCGGAACGGTGTTCAGGCTTCATGGGGTTTCCTTTGTCCTTTGCCTCTAGATGGTACAAGGGCTGCTGGGGCATACCCTTGACTGGAAGCTGTCGTTGTGCCTCGGCAGCTTCCAGAGTATCGGACACTACTTCAGCCGCAGAGCGCATCAGCGCTGTCGGATTCGAGGGAACAGCGCACGAACTGCCCTCTAGGAGTGTCCATTCATCATACACCAGCTCTGCACCTTCGTAACCAGTACCTCGACACTTGATGCAGGGCTTACCCCCGATCAGACCGTCAGTACATGCGGAGCACGTACATGCGTCAGGAGGAATCTCGATATGCTTCTTGATCGGATTGAAACCCACCGAACAGCCGGCCAGAAGAGGCTTGCCGTCGGAGGCCAGGGTGTTGTGCTTCCTGTATATCTCTGCTGCGGTCGGGTCTGCCAGGTCAAACCAGACTAGAACCTGAAACACTGGACCTTTCTCATTAGTTCCAAGTACAAAATCAACCATTTTGCCGATTTGGTTTCGGCAACTGGTCTGGTTGTGGGCGTCCAACCACGGACGAGCTTCACTGTGGAAGCGTCCACCGGCTGGATTGAGTCGAGTACCGTAGGTGTCTAGCTCTGGTGTAACCAGGTCAAACCACTTATGGCCCTCTGGTGCCTCCTTGCTGGATACTGCCGATGCGCGAAATTGAGACCGCATTGAATAGGGATGGTGCGAACTCCCTTACGCATGATCGCGAATTTCGCTATACACTGATCGCGAATTCCGCTACACATTGAGTTCTGGCATCAGGCTTGAGTATTTCCGATCTTGTTAGCGCCCATACAGTTGAGAACACTCGTCAATTGATGGCATGCGGAATGCAGAAGCCTGAAGCAAATGGCGAAGATGAGTCAGAGCAAGCAGTTGGTCCTGAACGCGATCCTGAACGCGGGTGGCTTGGCGGAGATCCGCCAGCCTCGGAATCTGGTCAGCGCGGAATCGCTGGTGAAGGAGGGTTTCTTGATCGAGGAATCGCGCGCGGGCTACACTGTTCGCTTCTCGCTGACCGCGAAAGGCCGGACCGCCGCGGAGGAGTTGACCAGCCCCCATGAGACGATGACCTCGGCTCACTTTGATAAGAGAGGCTAAATGGAACCCAATCGCGCATTGCCTACCGAACAGGACGTTCAGCTGGCCGCACTCTATATTGAGGATGGTACGCCCATTCGGGATATTGTCGGTATGTTTGGTAACAAGTTGGTGGGATGGGACGCCACGTATTACGCTGCACGGCGTGTGCTGCATGCGGAGAGCATGTACGGATGGAATACCCAGCACCCGCGGTATACTGAGCTGCGCAACTACTTTAAGCTGTAAGCACTACTCCGCTTGGTCTTCCAGTTTCGGACGGTTCTTGATCTCCTTTGCGCGGGTTTCCCTCTCCTCATCGCTTAGCATTGGAAGCAGGCGGCAGTCTTCAAACCACTCATAGGGATCTTTATCGGGCAGAATCTGCTGAAGCTGCGGTAGAGCTTCCGAAAGGGTCTTGAGTGTGGTGGCCTTGGTACTGGCGCGCTCTTCACGCTCCGCCATCTGGTCTGGCGGTGTAGCGTTGAACCAGTACATCGGCATAATGTCCCAATCTCGGAAGTTGAACCAGCCGATCCAGCGGCTAAGCTGATTGTACAGCGCCCCCCGGTGTGGTTCCCACAACACCTTATCAGGGTCGTGCTTGTCTACCGTCTTCCTGGTATCGAAGAACCAACCGGCAGTCTCCTCGTGCTTATTCCACCGTACACCCTTGTGGATCACAGCCTGGCGAAAACCACCAGTCTGACCCATAGACGTCATATCCTGGCCAAGGTAGAACATTAGAACACGACGTAAGATGCGCATCTCCGTTGCTTCGAATGCTTCCCACCCAGCGCCAGAGGTGTGCACCAAATCCAGCTTTTCTAACGGAGTACCCGCACGCATGCGCAGGGGTACTACTGCGCCAGCACCCACATTGGCGATATTCCCCACAGATTGATTTACCTGACCACGCTGATAGGTCTCATCGTGGGAGTATGTCATGAGACCTAGGCCGAAACGCTCTTCGAACGCCAGGTTATCTAGGAAATTCTGCATGTCGCCGATGAAATCTTGACCCAGGGCGTACACCGCACCATGGAGCCAGGGTGATCTTTCCCCTCTTTTGGCCAGCATCCAGCGCCCCAGACCTGGCTCTACATACAGCATGCCCTTATTCATAGATGTAGCAACGAACTGACCCCCGTCTACACTGCGTGCTACACCTCGGTAAATGTACTGAATCAGACTCGGATGCCAGGGCTTGAGGATTGGAAGCCAAAATCTCCGCCCCCCATCTTTACGCTCTTCCCAATCCCACCCAAGCACCGTCTGACCCATTTGCAGTTCATCTCGGCACATGTCCTTGAAAACTGCGTCGCTGTAGATTTCGCCTTGGACCTCTGCAAACCAGTCTCGGACCCAGCGCCCTTGCTTGTTTTCCCTGCCTGGAGTGATTTCCCTCGGCAGCTCATTGAAAAACCCGTCAACCCGCTCGTTGATGCACTTGTGGATAACCGGGTGCATTAGAAAATCGTCAGCCAGTAGTCCACTAGCCGAGAAAACACCGCTAGCATGTGCAGAAAGCGCAGATCGTACGTTATCCACCGACCAACCGATTGGTCCAAGCGAGGTCCGGTAAGCCGGAACCTGGACAGTAGCATCCGTGGGGGGCTGTTTTGGGGGCTTGGTCTCAACGCCCTTCGGTGTTACAGCTTCTAGTGCCCGCTTTAGATATACTGCGCCCTGGCGTCGGAGTCCATCAAATAGAGATTCGGCCATAAACTAGATGGTTCGATTGACAGGCGTACCAAGTAGCAGTAGAATGGGTATGTGAAACTCGCCATCGTTTTCGATGTTCACCTTTGGAACTTCAAACGGCATTCCGGGCCTTTGCAGCACGGAATAAACCGGCGTGGGTTGCTAACGCTGCAAACCCTGGGTAGGGCTATAGAGGGAGCTAACGCCGTAGAGGCTCCTTTAGTAGTAGCTGGAGATCTCGTGGATGAAGCTGGACCAGTCTGGCCGCAGTTTGCGGCTGCTATTCGAGCAGAGTTGCTGAAAGCAAACAACGGTGTTTATTTGCTGCTCGGCAACCACGATATGACTGCTACTGATGACCACTCATTGAGAGTATATGAGCACAGCACTATTCGAGTAATTAACGAAATCACACGAATTTATGATCGTGTAGATTTAGTGCCGTTTCACTGCGATTTTACCAGTCCACAAGTAGATGCGTCTGTGGTTGTTGGGCACTTTGGAGTTTTCGATGACCAATTCCCCGGATTTATGAAGAAAAGTCCTGATGCCTGGCATGTGGCTAGACTTTTTGCTTTTATGCGCGAACGCTCCATTCGATGCTGCTGTCTAGGGGACTGGCATTTGCGCTACCTTTGGCGCTTATCGGACTCTGTACCGTCAACAGCGCTGCCAACTGGAGCACAGCATAGAACCGTAGGCAGACCAAAAGCAGACCAAGGTGGATGGGTACGGTCAGATGCTAGTCGTCTCGGCTTTCAAGACGAGTCGCTAGTTTTCCAAGGCGGAGCGCTGAATCCAACGGGTTGGGACAACAAAGGTCTCCACGGTTACGGAACACTAGCAGTAGTGGACACAGAGCTAAACTGGCAAGAGCTTCCTGGTCCGCGATTTTGCACTGTGCATAAACAGTCTGAACAGGAGACCCTAATTGCTGAGGCTACGCAGCTTGGCCATCAGCTCTTCTTGCGTCGCTATTTCGACAGCACAAAACCAGAAAAGCCTGCCGCAGTAGAGGCTTACGAAGCCTTGCCTGTTGCACTGCAACAAAAGGCAAAACTTGTGCTTGGAATTGATCCAGTGTCAACTACAGGTCGATTTGAGACCCTGGTTAGTGAGTGGCTAGACTCTATTCGAGCTGTTCACGGAGACGAAGCTACCTTCTATGAGCAACTACTGAGGAGATACCTATGAAAATGCGAAGTGAAATGGCAGGGGCACTGCTGATGCTTGGTGGTGTTTTGCCTGTAATAGCGGCTGCAGAGTATACAGCAAACCGCCAGTACCAGCTGATCGAAGAATTCGGGGCTGAAAATGCTCGTATCAACCACACTCACCATTAACAGGAAATTCCATTATGAAGCTTCATCTACGTAGCTTTCCTCCACATAGCAACGCTGAGTTCGAGTTCCCGGAAACTGGACTCGTAGTGTTTCAAGGTGACAACGGGTCTGGGAAATCCTCGATCCTCGAAGCCTACTGTGTAGCGCTGTTTGCGAAAAGCCTACGGGGGGCCTCTCCGTGGCGCGAAAAGACAGATATCCGGATAGAACTAGGGGGGTACAGTGTCGAGCGCACGGAGAAAAAGCTCGTAGTCAATGAGACACAAGCCCTCAAGCCAACCAAGAAGAAGCCAGAGCTGGCATCAATCGTGGGTTCGTGGGAAGTCTTCACTCGCACACGGGTATTCGACGCAGACCTGACAGCACGGTTTGGTGCAAGCACTGATGCTGAGAAAAAGAAACTGCTCGAAAAACTGCTGGGCCTCGAACACCTGGCAGAAAAACTGACTACTGTTCGAGCAGACTTACGAAATCAAAGCAAGATCGTCACTGCTGCACAGCAGAAAGTCGAAGTAGCACGGGCAGGACTTCGTGAACGGGCTGAGGTGACACCGCCAGACCCTAAAGCACTGGCTGAAGCGCGAACTCAGGTGGCGCAGCTTGAGACACAGCTAAAGGAGCTGGCCAAAGAGGAGGGGGTATTCGCAGAGCGAAAAAGGGAACTCGAAAGCCGGGTGGCAAAACTAAGCCGTGGTAGCTGTCCCCTTTGTGCATCCCCCATCGCAACGGAGACTATTTCCCGACTGCGCGGAGAACTTGAAGCTACTAAGGTAGCTATTACTACAGCCGAGGCCCAGAAAAAGGCCAGCGGAGCGCAAGGAGCGCAGGCTCAAGCACAACTTCGAGCACTTCAAGCGATGCAGCTTGCTGCTACTGAATCGGCAAAGTACGCAGCCAGGCGTGTAGAACTACAGAAGGAGCTAGAGGTAGCACTCTCAGCCGAAACAAACGGCATGAAGGAGTTAACCGCACTCAAGGAAATAGAGCAGTTCTTTGCTTCAGCTCGTCCCAGGATGCTGGAAGAACTACTTGCTGGTATTCACCGAGTAGCCAGTACCTGGCTTTCGACGTTGATCGATTGGCCCTTCCATCTGTGGCTGGAGGGGGATGATCTGAAGCTTAAGCTCGGAGACCGGCAGTACAAAGAGCTTAGCCGCGGTCAACGTCGTAGGGTAGATCTTGCCGTTCTTTTGGCCTGCTCACAGCTTCAGAGCAGTAGCACGATCAAGCACCCTATGTTCTTAGATGAGTTCGGAGATGGGCTTGATGAACAGGGGTATGAGGGTATGGCGGCAATCCTCGAACAGGTCGCAGAAACTGACCTTGTAGTAGTAATGACTCATAGCAAGGCCCTAGCTGGTCGCCTGCGTGGACAGCACTACTACCTATCGCCGTAGACTGCGAACTCCATCGCAAACCAGCGACTTGATACTGAGATCAAGCGCAACATCAGGTGCGCTGCTTGTGCCAGGCTCTTCACGGCAACGCGACTGCGTGATTGTGCGCGACCGGACCTGTGCAGTGACTGTGCGCGGGACACATTTTGACCCCCACAAAGGAGCACATTATGGAAGTCTGGGCACTAGTGTTTGAGGATAATCAGTGCGAACTTGTGGACAGCAGCGCATTAATTTCGTGCGATGCTGGTCGAGAGTATGCCGATGCAGTTGCGAAGAACTATCAGACGTACTACCCTGAGGGCTCGAAGGACTATCGGAAGGTGATTCTAAGGAAGATGCAAGTAAACGGTCTTCCATCCCATCTGAACGTTCCACGGGTAATGGGGTAAGCGTCTAGCCGCAACTCCCCCCACGTAGATTACAGACATCGGTCTGTTCCACAACCACCTGCCCCTGGTACTTCAGAGCTTCTGCGTACGGGACCTGCACTATCGGCTGTCCCCCTCGTGCACCGTCGGGATAGAAGGTGACCCCGCGTAGCTGGTGCAGGTACTTAAGAAGAATACGCGAGTAATCCTGAACCGTATCCTCGTTGTTCGAGGCAGACCCCCACGAAGCCAGGTTTACCGTACTTGCAATACCGTGGTCTACATATTGCTGAAACCAGGCTTGGAAAGCAATCCGACGTTCGACACCTTCCAGTGTCGAGGACAAACTGTACGCAGTTTCGATCTCATCTGGGTTAATACCGGACTCGATCAGACGCTTGGCAACTGGATCGATTACATACTCGACAGTACGCTGTTCGCCTAGAAACACACGCCGTCGGTACGCGACAGCCATTAAGGGCTCTAGAGAGCCCACAGTTTCGGCAACTATGCCTTTAGTGCCGTCTGGTGCCATTGCGCGGGTTTTGACAGGTCGCGACAGTCCCCATTTGTCTGCCCACACAGCCGCCTTTTGAGTGCTGGTAGCATAAACCTCAAGCCACCGGCCTAACTCAGCGTCGGGCCCATATTTCTTACCACGTTTAAGCAGCCACTCGTGAACACCCATCAATCCCAAACCTAGTCGCCGGTTCTTGTCGCGAATCCGGGCAACTGCGGGATAGGGTACATCGCTATAGACAGAGCCCGCTAGCAAAAAGGCCATGGACTCGTCAACAGCGGCTTCGAAATCCTGAATCGAGTTAAAAGCTGCTAGGTTTAGACTGCCGATATTGCAGATATCGTCGCTGTCACGCGATGATACTTCGGTACAGGCGTTCCGAAGATCTTCCCCTGCATTGGGTCCCACATCAATCGAGAAGTTGGGATCTCCAGTTCTCAATGTGTTGAGGAGATTGGCATCAAACACATTGCGTGCATGCGTCTCTCCACGGGCAATGTATTCGAAGAACTTGTCATCGTAGCAGATGGAGTGGTTCGTACCGTCCAGAGGCGCTGGTACTCTCCAGTCCCTAGCTTTCTGGTCCCAAAGCCACTGCGGCCAGTTCTTGGCCGAAATCCAGTCAAAAATATCCTCGTGCCACCAATGCAGCCCTGCCCAAAGAGCAGACTGCCGATCTCGTCCAGATCGCAGAGGTCGAGCAATCTCATTGGTAGCGATGGCATAAGACAGCGGACCGCCAGCTTTGCCCCCTACGCGCTTGACCTCGGAACCTTTGGGACGCAGCGCCGAATAGACTGTCCCAATACCTGCCCCAGTGGTTAATCCCATCAGGTGGTTACTCAGATGCTGACCAATCGACTCTCGTGAGTCTTCTACTCGAAGCAGCAGACAGTTATTTACCTGGTGGTACTCACGTCCAGCGTTCGCGAGGTATCGACCTCCAGGTAAGAATTGCCGCTTGGCAATTCGCTCAGAAATCGTGCTGATCAGATCGCGAAGGATAAAACCCCGCTGCACCAGAGGGGCAAACACTGCCGTCGGTACTCTTTTGGCCAGCTCGGACCAGGTTTCCTCTGGAGTAAAGGCGTAGCGATTTCGAAATTGGCGTAGAGCAAATGGGCCCATCTGTACTCCTTAGTCTGAAGATCGACGCTAACATTACCGAATGCTATTGGCAAGTTTCCAGTTGACTAGCCTAAATTCTGAACTGTTGTGCTTTGCCTGGCGTCGGTCCCAATAAACCCAGCAATGGGTGAACAACGAAAGCCGCGTTCCTCTCTCAGCGCCCATGTAAATCTTGAACAATGGCACCATGACAAGAATTAGAGCTGGTGCTCCAAACTCAGTACAAAACTCGTGCATATAAACCTTTGATAAGGTTGGGAGCGGCATAAACAATGTCACGGTATCAACACTAGGAAGTGTAAACGCGATATGTAGAAACTCGCGTAATAGCTTGTACGGCGGGTTTGTTACGATATTTGGTGCTCTAGCGGTTGTAGATGCTAGGAAATCGTGAACTTCGCCATACTCGTACTCAGCTGCGCATAGATCCGTGCTTACTACATTATAACCAGCCTGCTCAATCACTCGGCTAATGTGGCCAAGACCGCTCGCACATTCCCAGATAGCGCCATTAAACTGCACATTCTGGAGTAGGCATTTAGTTGCTTCTGGGGGCGTCGGGTACAGGTCATCGGGCATGCGGTCAGGGTGCTCGGATTTCTGCCATCCACCAGATTGTTGTCTTGGAGTTGCCATTTCTGTATTGGAAACTTGTAATAGTACCTTGTCAAGTGTTCTAATCTTTGGTATGACTCAGGACATACAGCATAAGCTTATCGTAATTCGGGTACGCCAGCTTGTGGCCGAGCTTTGTCGAAGGGCTGGTCACGGACGTTGGTGGTTTTACCGTGTTCTTCGTGGGGACGCCTCTGTACTAGAAGAGTTGCCGCTTAT